TAAATATTTTATAAATAAAATTATATATTCATTATTTATGTATGTAGGGTTACTAGGAATATTAATAAATTTAATTGCATATCAGTTATATTCTTTTAAATTTACATTTACATTTAATAATTTAAATTTTGATTATGATGAATTTACAAAATGTTTATTCATAATGCTTTATACTGTTTCTATTCATTATCACCCAGATTTTATTATATTTATGTCAATTATTTCTATTTTATATTTTATATTATTAGATGATTATTTTTGGAAAATTTTATTAATAATTACTGCATTAATTTATATAATAAATATTAAAAAATCATTTAGTATAAATCCAACACCTATTATTTTGTTTAGCATTAGTTATTTTTTATCTGCATTACTATGTGATATATATTTATATAAACAAACAACTAATCATTTTTATATAAAATTAAATAAATTACAAGCGGAATTGCATTAGAAGTATCTATTACACCGTCCGTAAAGAAAAATGAGACAAGTCTCATTTTTTTGTATGGACAAGTCGCCGACAAACGAATTTTGTAAGGACGCAAAGCGTCCCAAAATTCATTTTGGTCGGTGTAATTAGTCTCTCTATATCTTCAGGAATATTCAGTTCTTTACATAAATTATTTATTGTTTTTTTATAATATCGCCAATATTTAATTTGTTCTTGTAAATTACCTGCTAAATTATATTCATATATGTGTAATTGCATTGCTGGCAAATTTAACTGCGATTGTAAATGATATTGATGTACTTGATATTCTAGTGTTATTCCATCATATTTTATATTAAGTATTTTAATAATATTTACTTAATATAACTAATAAGGATGGAGTTACCTAATGAAATAATTTCTAGCCAAGCACGAAACCCTATTACACCAGAAATGATGCAACATATTCCTATGATATTACATAGAATTACTCAATTATTATTAAGAAAAGGTTATACTATTACCCCTGATCCTGAAGGTCTATATTATATGGTACTTAAAAAAAGATCTAATCCATCATATAATGCTGGAGTAATTAAAATAATTATAGCAGACGGTATTATTAGTCCATTTAAAATACTTCATAGACGAAATTTTAATGAACAATATGAAGATATAAATATTCCATCTTTACATACACCATGGATTAATATTGATCCAAGAGATGGAGGTCAAGGATTAGGACCATTATTATTAGGATATGCAATATTACATTTATTTATGTTAAACCAAACATTATATTATATTACATTAGATGATGATTCAGATCGTAGTGGCATATTTTTAAAAAATATTTATATTGGTCTTGGATTTGTATATGTAGATGTAAGTATTGCAAATCCTTTTGAAGCAGAAAATATTGCACATTTTATACCATTACAAGAAACAAGACCTACAGCCGTTTTTTTTCAACCTGGTAATACTCAACCTTCACAACCTGTTGGTGATAATGATTATGAAATTGGCGAAGATGAGGAGGATGAGGAGGATGAGGAGGATGAGGAGGATGAGGAGGATGAGGAGGATGTTGTGTTTAAATGGGGAGATGCTGATTCACAAATGATAAATACCATTCCTATATTAATAGAAAAGTTAACTGCAAAAATAGACAAATATGAAGGTTTACAAGCACAAGCAGAAATACAAGCAGAAATTAAAAGACAATCATCAATTAAAAAAGAAAAAAAAGAAAAACATGTTAAATCTAAACCTCCAATATATAAAATAAAACTTAAAATAACACCTAAAATAACAGTATCAAGAGGAAGAGGAACTATAAAAAAAAGAAAATATGGAACTAAAAGAAGAATAAAATCTTTTAAAAAAAATGTTAAATCTAAATCAAAGAGAGAAAAAGGTTTTAATTTGCCTCGCAGCAAGTCATCCGCATACTCTTACAAATAAAAGGATCTATTGATTTTAATTTCTCTGCATAATTAATCAGTTCCAACATATCTTTCGTTTTATAATGTTTTTCTATAAATTTATAAAACATTTGCAAATGCTCTTCTGTTTTTACAAATTGAAAGGTATTTGTATTATTCTTGTCACACCAATATAGAAACTCATTGTAATTATTTAAAAGTATATTCTTTAAAACATAATAAGAGAGAACGTTCGTTGCCTCTTTATAGCAATTCCGCTTGCGGTCGGGGTTATTATGCGTAAGATAGGTCTGGGGATTTCTCTCTTCTCTCTTTATCAAATCAAAATAAGAAAGATTCATATGTTTTAATACCTTGACTAATTGGTACATTCCAAAATTGCGCTCACAATTGATAATAAATTCGCATGTTTGTAGGAATTCATTTAATTTAGGAGTAGTTTTATTAATAGAAATTGCTAAAATTGATGCATTCATTATCTCTGCCCAAAATTCAGTATATGCTTCATAAGCAGTTACTTCCGAATTTGCCAAAGGAAATAGCAGTAATATTTGTTTATTTATATGATCTATATTCATATCTGAAAAATCAAGAGAGAAATTATGAAATGATTCGTGTAAAAATACTTTAAACCATTCTTCTTTTCTAAAAATACAAATTTCTGAGTTTACTGAACAATTTTTAGTAAATCCTGTATTAGCATTATTTTGATCTATTATGATTGAACTATGTTCTGGTAATTCTTTCTTTACAGAAGAGAGATAAATATAAACTGTTATTGTTTGAGAGCATGTGCTCGATGCACTAGAATTTAAAATATAAAACCAATATAACATTTTTTTAAAACAATCTGCATACTTATTCTTATCAATGGTCTGATCATTATGTTCATCTACAAAATAAACTTTTATTGTTCTAGAAAAGAGAGAAGGATTAAAAGAGTTTGTATACAAATATTGTGTCTTACTATTTTTATTAATATGTTCCATTATTTTTGCAGGGAAACTGCGGTTATCATAATCTCTTGGTTTCACAATTTGCCCAGGATTTGTTATTTTAGTAACTTCGCTAGCCCCGATTTCCTTAATTAAGGTATTAGCTTTGCTCAGTTTATCATACAACACTTTAAAAATATGTTTGCTTTTACCAATTGGTTTATGATATTTGTAATTTATATTATCATCTTTTACTAAAAAAGATAATATTTTATCACTATCTTTAGTAATATTCATTGTAATATATATATGGAAGTAGTTTATATTATTGTCGTTGTTTTAATTTTACTTTTAATTCTCTCTTTTTTGGGCCATATTGTTATTCAAAAGAAAGATGAAAAGGAAGATGATTCTGGTTCTTCTTCTAAGACTGTTGTTGTAGTGGGTGGATGCGCAGGCACCCGATATGGATGCTGTCCTAATGGTAAGACTGCCAAAGTAAATTCATGGGGAACAAATTGTTTGTTGCAACCTACCCCTTATCCACCACAACCTATTTATGTAAATCCTCCAGGTAGTCAAGGGTGCAGTGTGTCTGCTTATGGTTGCTGCGATGATGGTGTAACTTATAAAAATTCAAATGGATCAAATTGTAGTAATCCGGCGCCTTATCCACCACCACCACCAGGTCAAGATTGTCATTTAACTGGGACTTGTAAACCTCTTGTGACTGACTGTCATTTAAGTTCTTATGGTTGCTGCAGTGATGGTATTACTCCAAAATCAAGTAGTTCCGCATTATGTTAAACAAAATAAGACACACAACATTTACTATTTATTTTGGTAAGGAATTAGAAGAGAGAAAGATCCAAACCTTGCGCAAGCGGAATTGCCTTTTTAGATAAAAATATTGTTATACATTTTATGGTAAAAATTACTATAAAATGTTTATTAGAAATGCCAATTATAAATTGGTCTTATAATCGTTCACAAGTTTTGAAAAAATGTCAAGATTTAGGTTGTTATTTATTTTTGAACAAGTTTGATGTCTTAGCGCAGTATATTTAATGTCTTCTTCTTTTGGTTCCTTTTCTACTTCTTTTGGTTCTTTTTCTTTTGGTTCCTTTTCTTTTCTTATGGGATCTTCTTCTTTTACCGCCTTTTGGAGTTGTTGGTGGTGATGATGATGGTGATGATGATGGTGATGATGATGGTGATATTGGAGGAGAAATTATACTACTTATATAATGTCTAATATATGGATATAAATTAGCTTCAATTGTTGATGTAGTTAATGTGGTATTATCATCATTAGGTTTTAATAAATTATCATATAATAATGTACAACCCCATTTTTTTATTTTACAATAAGCATTTGCATTTTTTATAATATATTCTTTATTACTGGCAAGTTCATCATTTTTTATAATAGATTCTTTATTACTGGCAAGTTTATCATTTTTATATTTATTTTCAAGAATTGCATTAATAACTACTGCAAACTGAGTTTCATCATTAAATTTTTTGTTAATTTGAACATTTATATCACTCATTATATTACCGCAATATTATTCTTTCAAATTCTCTCTAACAATCATTAATGGTTCTAGTAAAACAGGTTCTGACGATTTCTTATAATGAGCTAAAGCAGCATTCTTTGTATTAAGTAATAAATTCTTCAAATCCTCATTTTGCCCGAATTTGGCTAAAAGTGCATTCTCCAATTCTACTTTCTCTCTTTCTTTTGATAAAGATTCTAAAGTCACTTCTTTTGGTCTTATCAATTGTCCAGGTTCTCCTTTACTTCCTCTGCATTTTCCAGAAGCACTTAAAGCACATTTCACTATTTCTAAATCTTTTGATAAAGGTGTTCCAGATTCAAGAGAGAAAGATAAATAAAATTCAGGAAATTTATCTTTAAACTGAACTGCTGCTAAATAATGATCAACTGTTTGCCATCTATGACCATCTAACATAAAAGGTTGAGGCCATCCATTATCTAACTTTTTACGCCAATCTGGAATTGCTGCTAATTGTGCAAACTCCTTTATTGTTTCTGTTGTAGGCATTTTTTCCTGAGGACCTTTTCCAGGTGCTTTATTTGACGCAGATCCATTATAAAATACAAATAAAATATTATCATCATATAGACCGCGAAGTTTAGCATCAGATATTTCTTGAAATGCGGGTTCGTCTTGTGCTGCCGCAGCTGAGCCCATCTTCTCTTCTAATTTTTCTTTAAATTCTTTAAATTCTGGAATAAGAGAGAAACCACCAGAATTGCGTTCCATACATTTATGAACAATTAACTTTTTAATATCATAAGGTATTTCCGTAAAAGTAAAAATTCCCTTCTTTTTATATTTAATCAATTGATAATGAATGCCGCTATAATCACAAATAATATAAAATTCGGGTCTAAAAATAGTTTCTTTTTGTATTCTCTCATCTGTTTCACCACAATTTAATACATTTGCTAAATCTCCTGCTTTATAAGCTTGATTAGATAATAAAATAAATTTCACATTTAATATTCTTTCTAATCTAGAAATAGCACTTTCATCAGCCCAATAATCTGTAGTCATTACTTTTTCTTTAAATTGTGCCAATGTATCAACACCTTTCATAAACTTATTATCCGTTAATGTTTTTTTACTAAATTTGGCTTCTAAAAAGATCTTATCATGATGTGCTTTTATTTTTTTAGCAGTTGTAGTCAATGTTTTTTGTTCAGCTTTATTGATTGTATTAGCAATTAATTTTTTATATTTATCATATTCTCCTTGCAATTGTTCCATTTGTTTTTTCTCTTCTTTATATGCTGATTCGGCTCCTCTATAAATATCTTTATAATTCATAAATACGCGTTCAGTTTCATCCCGAGCTAATGCTTCACGCAAATGTCTTATTGTAGTTGCTTGTCCTAATTGTTCAAATGCATCACGCACTACAGCAAAAAAACAATCCCCATTACCTTCATTATCTTTAATAGAATAATTACTATTATGCATAAATTCTTGTAACCAATTATTTTTGCTTGGTAATGATGTAAATCCTTCTTTAATAGAGAGAGCCATATGTTTAGTTTCTTCTGGTAATAATGCCATAACCAGAGCACCACGAATAGGTTTAAAAATATGTTGACGAATAGGAGGTATTTCAAGAGCACCATGATGCATTTCCTTTTTTTCTTCTTCTTCCTGTGCCTTTGCTTTCGCTTTTCTAAACTTTTTCATTTCTATATCTTCTTCATCTTCATATTCTTCTCCTTCTTCCAAATTTGCCATAGCTGTCTCTTTAGCTTTTTCTTTATCTTCAGCCATTTTTTTAGCTCTTTCTTTTTCTCTCTCTTCAGCTCTTTCATCTTCTTTTCCCACTTCCATTTCATAAATAGTTTCTTCTGGAACTTTTCTCAATTCTTCTAATATTTTCTTAGTAATAAAAACATAAATTAATGGTTCTTCATCTAATAATTCTAGATCCAATGCTTGGGTTTCTTTAATCATAAATTTAGGTAATTCCGCAGTATGTATTTCATATACACCAATTTGCATAACACGCCCATTTTCTTTAACTAAATAAATTGGATAATAAGTAATATTATATTCTTTAAGTTGCTTAGCATTTCCTAATGCAATAATAATATCAACATCTTTTGCTACGATTTGAAATAATTCAGCTTCTTTATTTATATCTGACGGGTCTAACTTTTTCAATTCTTTGTAACTAACTTTATTATTTATTTTTGAAAGAACCATATTATTATATAATTAGAAGAGAGATATTTATATTATAATCAAATACAAATATAATAACTCACATTAAATCCATATTATATATTTTTTCATTATTTTATCTTGTTTTAATTTGTCCATTACATTCCAAATTTTATATCGTGTAGTCATTACCTTTTTATTTAATGAATCATTTTCAAACTGCAATATTTTTTCAATCATTTCTTGTTTTTTTAATTTAGATTTTAATAATCCATAATATTCACAAATAATGGCTAATTGTTTTGCTGACTTGTCAAATAAACTTAGTTGATCTAATTCAGTAGCTTCATCTGCATCGTTATCTTTATTATTTTTATTATCTTTATTATCTTCCTCTTCTTCCTCTTCTTCCTCTTCTTCTTCTTCTTCTTCTTCTTCTGACTCACTAATATTATCAAAATTAAACTGACTTAAAATAAATTCTGCATCATAAAAAGGATAATCTTCTGTTTCATTTAATATACATTGAATATTAGAATCATTAATTATTTCACTATTACTATCCATTATACTATCTATTACTTAAATAATTATATTTATTATATAATATGCAATTAAATATTAAAAAATATGAGAGTGCTAATATTTATGTTTTATTACGAGATAATGTAATTATAGGAATTTATAATACGATGGATGATGCGTTGTCTGCAAAAAAAATTATGCAACATACACGCAATAATCAATATAAACATAAAGATGCGGATTGGATTAAATTATGATAACAACTTAAATATATTTTCCAATACCTATTTAAAGAAATGTCCCGGTTACCATATGAAATTATTGATATCATTTTAAAAATGGCATCAACTACAACTGATTTATATCATTTACAAATAGATCAGAAAACTGGTAAATTAATTTATAAACATAATATGCATTGCCCTAAATTAAGTAATTTAAAAATTAACCCATTAAACGTGTTTTATCAAAATTTATTATATAATGATATAATGTATAGTATAGAGTCAGTTGCAATAAATAAACATGTTTTTTATAAAAAAAATTTGGATAATACTATTTTTATTTATTATAGAAAATATTATGAAAAAATTACTGGTGAATTAATTATAAATAAAATAAATTATGTAATAACTGATTATAGTATATGGTCATCAATACAACATACTGATGGTTACTGTTATGATTGTGTTGGAGTTCCGGAGGTTATTTCAATAAGTTAAGCTTCCAAAATATCCATAAATTTAAATATAGATTTATTAGTTAAACTAGGAAATGTTTTCACTTTACTTTTTGACAACTTTGTAATAATTTGTAAAATGGTCATTTCATTAATTTGTAATGTGCATTTATTGAATAATTTTTTATTATATAAAATACCAATATTTTCACTAATTTCATCAACCTCATTCTTTTTATCAGTTTGCTCAATTAACATTATTAATTGATTTAATAAATTTCCAGTTAATTCAAATAGTTTTTCTTGAGAAATAATACCAGTGTGTGTCAAATTAACAAAGAATGCACTTAATGCTTTACGTTTTTCATTATCTTTATTAATTTCACAAAAACGATTATAATCTTTTGAAGAATCCACATATTCTATTTTTTGAAATAATTCTAAAAACTTATTCAAGTTTGATTCAAATATAGTATTCATAATTTTATATTTATGAATCAACTCTGTATATAAATCAGCATATAATTTGGAATAAAATCTATTATTTGAGGCAATATCAAAAATACTAATGCTAACTGACATCATTTCTTCTTCTGAGGATACCGTATCTAATAATTCTGTTATTGTTGTAAAATGTTCTAGGTAATTTTTATCTGACATTTTATTTAAAGCAAATCTAATTTGATCAATAATACCTTCTTTTGCTTCTATTTTTGTAGGTTGATATGTTCTTAAATTTTCCCAATCTTCGTCATTTACTATTTCTGTTGCTCCGCCTCGTCTTTTCTTCTTATATCCATCATCAAACCCACTACCACCTCCACCATAACTAGATACACCTCCACCTAATCCATTAGGAACCGGTTTTGTAATACCTTCTTTTTTATGAAAATTTGGCGTTTTAATATAAGTTGGAGATCCGACTTGACTTGCAAGTTGATTAATAACCCGAATAGTTTCATCTGGGATTTTAAAATCAAAACCATTTGAGCTAATAGATTGAAAATTCAGTAATGGATATTTTAGCATTGTATGATATATTATATTTATATATTATTATTTATATCAATTTTATTATAATAGATAAATACTACTTAAATATAAATGTATAATATATATTATAATGTTGAAAAACGATAAAGCCGATAATAAAAACGTTGCTAATGATGACTGGTCAGAGAAGGGAAATAACAATTCATTTAATTCATTTAAATCTGATGGTGAGTCAAATAATTTAAATGAATTAAATAATGAAACAACGAATAAAGTTGAAGAAAAAATAGCAGATAATGTTAGTGAACTTAGTGAAATTAATAGTTGGGATGAACTAGATATTGATGCGCATCTGTTAAGAGGTATATATTCTGCGGGGTTTGAAAAACCAAGTCCGGTTCAAAGAAAAGCAATTAAACCAATTATTGAAGGTAAAGATATTATTGCTCAAGCACAATCAGGCACAGGTAAAACCGCAACTTTTTCTATTGGCGCTCTTTCTAAAGTTGATACTACTGTAAATACAGTGCAAATATTAATTTTATCGCCAACTAGAGAACTTAGTAAGCAACACTCGGAAGTAATTACGCAATTGGGATCTTTTATGGTAGGTTTAAAGATTTTAAATCTTGTTGGTGGTGGATCTGTTGATGATGATGCATATCAACTTAAATCAAATACTCCACAAATTATTACAGGTTGTCCAGGACGTGTATATGATATGTTACGTAGAAATTATATTTCTGGCAAAACAATTAAATTGGTCGTTTTAGATGAAGCAGATGAATTGTTATCTACAGGATTTAAAGAACAAGTATATGATATTTTTCAACATTTTAAAACCGATATTCAAGTTGCTTTATTTAGTGCAACAATACCACACGGAATGAATACAATTACTGATAAATTTATGAGAAATCCTGTAAATATTAAAGTAAAAGCAGAACAACTTACTTTAGAAGGTATTGCGCAATATTTTGTAGCAGTTGAAGATGATCAACAAAAATATGGCACTTTAAAAGATTTATATAAAATTATTTCTGTTTCACAATGTATGATTTATTGTAATAGCGTAAAACGAGTAGCTGATCTTTATGCTGCAATGGTTGAAGATCAGTTTGCAGTTTGTTGTATGCATAGTGAAATGACCAAACCAGAACGCGATACCTCATTTTCTGAATTTAAAACCGGTAAACATCGTGCAATGATTTCATCTAATGTAACTGCGCGAGGAATTGATATTCAACAAATTAGTGTAGTTATTAATTTTGATCTTCCAAAAGATGTTCATACTTATTTACATCGAATTGGAAGAAGTGGTCGTTGGGGTAGAAAAGGTGTAGGAATAAATATGATTGGGCGACGTGATATTGCTAAATTGAAAGAGATTGAACAATATTATTCAACCCAAATTAATGAAATGCCTTGTAATTTTTCAGATCATCTTAAATAAATGTTTATTTATTTTATTTATTTTGTTTATTTAGTTTGATTGTTTAGTTTTTTTTCTATTTTATATTTATGTCTAAAATAGAATCCATCAATGATTATTTTCAATTACCTATTTCATATAATAATAGTAAAGTAAAATTAAATGAAACTATTATTACAGATTTAGAATTAATTAAAACAATACATCAAACAGAAAATGAAAAAAAAATGAAACTGTTAAAAGAAAATAATAAATGTAGCAATATAGATTCAGAGGCGTGTTTTGATAATAAATGTAGCAATTCAGATTGTTCTCATTTAGAATTAAAGAGTGATCAAAATAGTTGCGACGGATCAATGTTTAATTATGCTTTTAATCCTCAATCTGTATTTGGGAAAAAAGTATTAGACCAATTCTCTCAGTATTATACAACTGATAAGGAATTTCTAAAAGATTCACAAGTTTTATTAAAAACTTATTCTCTTAATAATTTGGAAAAAGATAAAAAAGATAAAAAAGATAACACAGATAACACAGATAACACAGATAACACAGATAAACCCGATTATACAAATATAATTGCTATATGGAATGAACTTAAATTAGATAATAGTTTTATTGATAAATACCAATATATTGATATTGTTTATTTCAAGTATCTTAATAATTCCGATCATTTTTTGCAAATTATGAGCATGTATAATTTGTCAAGTCCGATTTTTTCAATATTGGTGCCGATATTTTTATTAATAATTCCTTTTTTTATTATTCAAATAAGAGGATTGCAAATTACATTAACTGAATATATTGAAGTATTAAAACAAATTGCTGCTAATCATGCAATTGGTAAATTATTTACTAATTTTAATCAAGTAGATAATCAACAAAAAATATACTTGCTTATATCAGCTGGATTTTATTTATTTTCTATTTATCAAAATGTATTAACGTGTTTAAAATTCCATAATAATATGTTTAAAATGCATACCTATCTAGATACTTTTAAAAATTATATTGAATATACTGTAACATCTATGAAAAAATTACTGTCTTATACTAAATGTTTAAATACTTACAGTAATTTTAATAATGTAATTCAAAGCAATATAAATGTATTAAATGAATTCTATATTCAATTAAATATGATTATGCCATATAAATTATCTCCTTCTACAATTGGGGGATTAGGACATGTATTGAAATGTTTTTATCAGTTATATGAAAATGCCGAATATAATTCAGCATTAATGTATTCTTTTGGTTATAATGGATATATTGATAATTTAGAAGGACTCATTAGAAATATTAATCTGAAATATATTAATTTTGCTAATTTTGATAAGTCTACTTATCTAACAGAAGAAACTAAAGAAGAAACTAAAGAAGAAACTAAAGAAAAGAAATCAAAGAAGAATAAAAAAGATAAAAAAAATAAGAGAGAAAAGGGGGATCAATGGGATCAAGAAGAAATGTTCGTCAATTCATATTATCCTGTTTTAATGCATAATACTCCTATTAAAAATACGTGTAATCTGAAAAATATGATTATTACTGGTCCAAACGCATCTGGTAAAACTACTACTTTAAAATCTATTCTAATAAATGTTATTATTAGTCAACAATTTGGATGCGGATTTTATGATTACGCAAATTTTGAGATATTTGATTTTATTCATTGTTATTTAAATATTCCAGATACATCAGGTAGAGATAGTTTATTTCAAGCCGAATGTAGACGATGTAAAGAAATTCTAGATACAATTAAAGAAAATGATTCTAGCAAAACTCATCTTTGTGTATTTGATGAACTTTATAGTGGAACAAATCCAGATGAAGCCGTAATGAGTTCTCTTGCATTTATGCGATATTTAATTAAACATAAAAATATTAAATGCATTTTAACTACCCATTTTATTAAAGTATGTTATGAATTAGAAGAACATAAATCAATCACTAATTTTCATATGCATACAACAGAAATTGAAAATAAAGATAAAAAACAAATTGATTTTAAATATACTTATAAATTAGAAAAAGGAATATCTACTGTTAAAGGCGGAATTAAAGTATTGAGAGATATGGATTACCCCGATGAAATACTTAATGATTCTATTCGTTCATTAAATAAATAATAATATATCCGCTTTTACTAATAATGTCTGGATCCGATATATTTAGTCTATCTTTTTTATGTTGTTTAGGAATAAGTTTATTACTTATTGGTCTTCTTAGCATTTACTTTAATAATAAATTAACTGAGCAAGAACATAAAATTTCAGCAATGTTTGGTATTGTAACAACTATGGCTGATCAAATTCAATTTTTAAGAACAAATAGAAATGTTATTGCTGATCCTTCAAAGAATGGACTTGATGTAAATAATTATGCACCATTTTCAAATACTGATTTAATTAATGTTTCTGATGATGAAGGAGCTAATGATGATGATGATGATGATATAGATGATGATTCTAGCACTACAAGTGAAAGTTCCTCTAGTTCTAGTTCTTCTAGTTCTTCTAGTTCTTCTTCATCCAGTTCTTTAAAAAAAAATAATGAATCAAATATTAGAGTCATTAATATTAGTGAAGATTTTGATATTAATAATGAAGTAACTGAAATAACTGAAATAACTGAAATAACTGAAATAACTGAAATAATTAAACATAACAAACAAAATGACCATAAAAAAATGGTAGATATTGATGTAGATTCAGAGACTGATTATAAAAAAATGTCATTGGGTAAATTAAGGGTAATTGTTTCTGAAAAAAGTCTTTCTACTGTAGCTGATATAGCTAAAATGAAAAAAAGTGAAATATTGAAATTATTATCTGTTGAAAATGTATAATGTCTTGGGCAACATGTTATAGTGGATCAAATAATATTCATTTTAATTTTCCTCCAATAATGGCTGATGGTAGAAATTTCTCATCATGGCAACCTGATGCTGTAGTAAATGAAAATATTCAAAAACAAGAAAATATTCATTCTAATTGGGGATATCGTCAATATATGACAAATAATGCTTTACAAATTATGAAATATAACAATATGGAATCCTGTTATGATTTAGGATTAACTACACATTTTTATTCTCCTAGTGACCCCGCTAATCAAGCAACTAAAAAAGTAAATGAAGCACCTTTTTTATTTAAAACTACATATGATACTAATAAACCTGGATTTGGATATAATAATAGTAATTTAAAATCACCTTATTTAAGTAGAGAACAATTGCATTCTAGAATGGTTGCTCCTGCTATTGATATGTCTCAAATGCCACAACAGCAATAAAAATAATAACACAAATAAATAACTATTTAACGAACTACACGTCTTCTTGTATGTGATCTCTTACGACAATATCTTCTCTTTGGACCTCGAGTCATTTTGCAATGAGCCTTCATATAACCACACGTGCTACTTGTTTGTCCTTGACATGATGAGTTCTTCAAATTGCGTCTATACATACTTTTTCTACTTGCGCGAGCTGCCATTATACTATTTCTAAATATTATAATATAAATATAATTATACTATTTATATTATACTAATGAATCCAACAAAAAAAATAATCAGTATTGATGTTGGTATAAAAAATTTAGCATTTTGTTTATTTTCTATAAATGAACAAATGCATAATCAAATTCTTCTATGGGATGTTTTAAATCTTTCTCAAAAAACAGAGATAAAATGTTGCGACCAAGGATGTAATAGCGCGGTTAAGTTTTCTAAAAATGGCGCATATTATTGTTTAAAACACGCTAAAAAACACGACACTTATAAAATTGCCAAACCAGATTTGCGATTAGCAACCATCAAAAAATGCAAAGTAAAAGACCTCCTCATTTTAGCCGCAAAATATAATATAATAATACCACTTAAAGAAACAAAGGTATGTATCCTTTCTCTCTTTCAAAAATATTTAGAAGAATCTTATTTTGATAATGTTGAATCTATTAATGCTAGTAAATTAGATTTAGTAACAATTGGTAAAAATATGATGTTTCAGTTAGATGATATTTTAAAAGATCATTTAATAACAATTGATTTAGTTATTATTGAAAATCAAATCAGTCCTATTGCTAATCGTATGAAAACAATTCAAGGTATGATTTCGCAATATTTTATTATGAGAAATCAAAATATTCAAATTGAATTTGTATCTTCTGCTAATAAATTAAAAGGACAGTCTGTTGTTAAAGTATCAGATTCGGATGAAGAAAAAGAATTGGGAGAAAAAGAAGTAAAAGTTAAGCATTCTTACAGTGACCGTAAAAAAATGGGGATCAAATATTGTTTGGATTTAATTAATGAATCAACTAATAATAAATCGTGGCATCCTTTTTTTATAAATCATAAAAAACAAGATGATCTAGCAGATTCCTTTTTACAAGGAATATGGTATATAAATAATAAAATAAATAATAAATAAATAAAAGAATAAAAGAGAGAAAAGGTAAAATAATGAATTAATATATTACAATTCGTATTACTTAAAATTAAATGTTCTTATTAATTCATAACAATGGAAGACATTATCGATATTTCTGAATCATGGGCTCCAAAAAACACTGGTAATTTTGGTGATGGTATTGAACTTTTAATGAATGATAAAAAAAGTAGTGGAAGTAGTGGAGGAAATCATTCTAGTGATATTAATATTGAAGATCTTAACTTTTTAGAAGATGAATTAAATAATTTATCTGATGCTCCAACAAACACTTATTCATCTAAGTCTGATTTATTTTCTTCTGCATTTGGATCTTCTTCTAGTAAAAATGAGGATTCTACTTCCCATAATGTTAAATTCAGTTTAGGAAGTGATACTGCTTCTAGTTCCCCAAATAAAACTTGGGATGGTTATGATAAATTTAATGATATCCCAGTTGATCCTTCTGCAGCTCCTCCTCCAGGTCCTCAAATGACTAAAGAAGAACTTTTAAGAGAGAAATTTAAGTTTTTAAGAAAGTTGGAAGCTTTAGAAAGTAAAGGAATCAATTTAACTAAAAAATACAATATGGAATCTCCTTTAGCAGAAATGCAAGGTGAATATGAAATGATTATGGAAGAAAAACAAAAATCCAATTCTATTAAATTTGGCGGAAATATGCTTATGGCTGCAATCAATGCTGTAGAATTTTTAAATAGTAAATTTGATCCATTTGATATTAAATTAGATGGTTGGTCTGAACAATTTAATGAAAATTTGAGTGATTATGATGATGTTTTTGGCGAATTGCACGAAAAATATAAAAGTAAAGCTACTATGGCACCAGAACTCAAATTATTGTTTCAATTGGGTGGTAGTGCTATGATGGTTCACATGACAAATACTATGTTTAAAAGTGCAATGCCTGGTATGGATGATATTTTGCGCCAAAATCCTGATCTAATGAAACAATTCCAAACTGCCGCTGTCAATTCTATGGGACAAAGTAATCCTGGTTTTGCTGGATTTATGAATAGTGTCTCTGGTAACACTAGCGGTCCTCCTGCACCAATGGCTACACAAGATCCTTCAGCACCTGGAATGTATCCACGCCCAGGAAATAATAGTTCATTTGGACAGCCTATGAATATGGGTAAAAGTAATTTTAATCAAGCAATGCAACAAAATGATGGAATTAATTTTAAAGAATCAGTTACACCAAATAAATCTGTAAGATCAACTAGACCTGAAATGAATGGTCCAAGTGATATTTCCGACCTGCTTTCTGGACTTAAAACAAAAACTATTAATATTCAACAACAAAGACCGCAACCGCAACAGCAACAGCAACAGCACCAGCAACAGCAACAGGAAGAACCCGAATTAATGGCTGATAATAGCACTATTAGTATATCAGAACTGAAAGAAATGCAAGCAGATGGAAATACTATTAAAAGATCTGCAAGGAGAAAGAAGTCTGATAAAAATACACTCAGTTTAGATATCTAAAATGGTATAGTTAATTTTAATTTTATATCATATATATCTGTGCATTGTTTGATTTGTCCTGTTTTATATGATACTACCATATACTGATTAAAATATTCAGATTTATATGATTGATTTAATAATGAAATAATATCATCACCATCCTTTTGTTCTTCATTTTTATTTTTATCATAACACGTATCTGAATATCCTATAAATAGTTTAGGTTTTGTAAAATATTCTAATAATTTAATATGTGGATGATATCCTGATATTACTAATGCTTCTGATTCTGCTATATCTTTTTGAAGTAAAGGTGTCATATTATATTGAATATTTGTTGAAATATAATATTTTATAGATTGACCCGTAGTTTCATTATAAAAAGTAAGTAATGTTGGGTTAATATGATGAGGTTTTTGAGAATAGAGAGAATAATAAATTCGCTGTCTTATTGTAAAAATAGATTTATAATAATTTTGATCTAATACATCTTCTGTTTTTAATTTAAATCCGAAATTTTTACATTTATGAATTAACTCGTCGTAAAAATTTTGTTTGTAAAACCCTATATGAAAAGAATTGGTATCCCATTCATTGCGCGGTTGGGTATCTATAAATATAAATTCTTTTACTAAAGGAAAATCACGCACTGGTTGTATATGATGCCACGATCCTAGATATAATATTTTATTAATTGGACTCATTACTATATATTATATTATTATGTTTTTATATAAAGATAATGTTATATAATTATGTAGATGGCATCGGAATTAGATGACTGGGAAAATTGGGAAACTCCTGGCGAAGAAACAGATTCAGTGTTTCCAATTAAAAAACAAGAAAAAGAAAAAGAAAAAGAAATTAAAGAAGAAATTGAACGCACTAATCAACAATCAGTTAATGATTTATTTAAAGTTAAAACAACTGCTACTGCTACTGCTACTGCTACTGCTACTAATACAGTTACTTTAATGAAAACTAACTCGGCATATACAACTTATGCTAAGGAATGCAGTAATAAAATGAAAACGAATAAAGCTACATCACACAATATCCTCGTTTTTTGTAAAACAATTATTGATGAAAATTGTTTAAGAGTATCTGCAGAACATTTAGAAGAATTGTTAGAACATATTCATAAATTAAAAGAATATAAATTGTTTACACCTATTAAGAAAGCAGAACAAATAAAGGTACAAAAACAACATCAACAGCAACAACAAAATCATGAAGAAGTTTTTGGTGATTGTACTGAAGATTTTGATGAAGAACATTTACGACTTGAGAGCAAATATTAGCGCAATTACTTAGCGGTCGTTGCAATTACGCTAGAGGCGGTCGTCATGCCAATTACTAGCAATTACGCTTGAGGTCGTCATGCCAATTATGATTACTATTTGGCACAACCTTTTCTAAAAGTTGTTTTGCTCCACTTTTTTAAAAGTGGATTTTTATAAAAGTGGATATATATATATGGATCCTAAGTTTACAATGTTCTTGCAAATAATGCTCTTTTACATTTTACTTTCCTATGTAATAATGCCTGCTGCATTTTATTTCTATTATGGTAAATCTCTTGCTGCGGCAGGCAATGGATATGTTGTTGGTAGTCTTCTTTCTTTAATTATGTGGTATGCTGCTGGTAAAAATATGGTTAAATAAAGCCATTAGCCATTGCGCTGGCGGTCGCTATTTTTTACTCTATTTTATTTTCGTTTTTTTACCGACTGCAAGCGGAATTGCTTTTTTAGCCCTAATGCAGTAAATTCTTTAGGACTTACTTTAAAAGATGCTCTGCTTGTTTTTTTAGATTTATTATTATTTGTTGTTGATGTTACTAATTCTGGATTACTTATTACTTGACTAGATGGTATAATATAGGTAGAAATTCGATTATTACTTTGTCTTGGCGAGCTACTTCGTCTTGGCGAGCTACTTTGTCTTGGCGAGCTACTTCGTCTTGGCGAGCTACTTCGTCTTGATGAACTACTATTTATTGGAACAACTAAATGATCTCTATTTCTTCTTGTAAACTGACTTGCAAATCTGGATGCTAAATTTGATAAAAATGTTCCTACATTTTGAACTCCTTCAGATACTGCTCTACTTCTATTATGTCTTCTTATACTAGATCTTCTATTACTTGGCCTATTTACATTACTCATATTATATATTAAACGAATAATATATAATAAATTATGACATCTTTAATCTTTATTGACGGTAGTTATTTCTGTTTTTATCGTTATTTTGCTCTTTTAACTTGGTGGAAAAATGCATTCCCTGAAGATCCTATCCTTGGCGATCCTGCAGATAATCCATTTTTTGTTGAAAAATTTAAAAAAATGTGTATTCAATCTCTTGAAAATATTCCTAAAAAAATAGGTATTAGTAAAGAAGATATTAAACAAAATAATTATAAAATATTTATTGGAAAGGATTGCAAGAGAGAAGATATTTGGCGTCTTGATTTTTATAAAGAATATAAATCAACGCGACTACATAACCCATACATTTCTTCTTTTTTTAAAATATTGTATAATGAAACTGATGGGATATTTACTAGGGTTGAACCAAAAATTATATCTGCTATTTTAGAACATCCTCATTTAGAAGCAGATGATTGCATTGCATTATCTATATTAGCAAATAAAACGAACGAGTCTATTTACATTATTACTAGTGATAATGATTATATGCAATTATTAAATGAATCTCAACATATTCAAATATGGAATTTGGCAGGAAAACAAATCTCTCTTGACAAAAATGGTCCAAAAGAATTATTCTGTAAAATTGTAATGGGTGATGTTAGCGATAATATTCCCACTGTTTTAAAAAAATGTGGTCCCAAAACCGCTTTAAAATGCTTTGAAGATCCAATTTATTTTGAAGAAAGATTAAAGAAGGAAACTGCTCTAGAAAAATATAAATTAAATCAACTACTTATTGACTTTAACAATATTCCTGATCATTTGGTTAAAGAATATAATTTTAAAGTATTATAATATATTAGTAATGGATTTTATACCAAATAATGTGAAAGTATTACTTGATGTTAGAATTTATAAACAAGATAAACCTGGATCAAATAATTCAACTGGTTATGGTCAAGGATTAGGGTCAGGGTCAAGTTACGGTCAAGGTCAAGGATACGGACAAGGTTACGGATCAAATCCTAGTGTAGCTAGAGGTATAGATTCTAGTTTTGGATCAACTCCAACAGAAACAAGTTTAAGTAAAGGATTAGGTTCAAATAATATGTTTGGTGGGTCAGTTAGGCAAGATATTATTCCATATCGTCCCAATATGACTTTTCAAAATTTAAATACAGATACGGTTTTATTTGATCCATTAGTTAAAATAACTGATGCTACTATTAAATCCGCTGGAAAATATACACAATTGCAATTTTTAGTTCCTGATCAGTTTAATGAATTAATTTTAAAAATGAATAGACAAAGTGGTAATGCTAGTAAAACATTTTTTTATACTAAGTTGGATCAGGGTCCTATTCAAACTGCTATTCTAGAAAATAATACTATTACTATTAAACCATCACCTATTCAAAATATTACAGATATTAGTTTATCTACATTGATGAAATCTTCCTTGGTATATACACGTTTAAATAATGCATCTAAAGTTACACAAGATAAAGATGAATTTAAAACTGAAGATAAATATACTACATTTATTAAAGAAAAACCTAATGTAACGCCTACAGAATATGAGAAATTAACTATAACAAATAATCAAAACTTAAATCATTCTACATTTACGGTTAATAATAAAAGGTATTATTCAAAAACTTCACTTGAATTATTATTAGATGCTACAAAAGATGGAACTGTATCAAATAATATGAAATTAACTATGGACAATTTATTTGCATTAAATAGTAAAATGTTTTTGGATTCTAGTGAATTATCTATTTATAAACAATCTCAATCTAATTGGTTATATAATTTAAGCAGTAATTATGATACTCTATATAAAGAAAGATTTCTGTTTAAACATAAATTAGGATCCGGTTATTTTGATAGATTGAAATATAATATTATTAGACAACTTGTAGAATATTATGAGAAAGATGCAAGTGCAAAATTAGATGAGTATGATGCAGATCAAGAAAGAATTAAACAAAAATATACTAACAATTATGCTATAGTTAGCTCTGGTGTTAGAAAAAAAATAGATGATGTATTTACTTTATTTCTTAATGAAATGAATGTGAAAGATTTTCCATCTATTGATTATCTTATAAATTATAAAGAATATCTAAAAAAAGAGTATAAAAATATAGTGGAATTAGATGATAAAAATATTCCTGTTGAAATACGATTTACTAGTTGTCCTGATTTTTATATTTATAGTTTTAAATGGGATAAAATTGCACATGATCAAGTTAATAGACCAATAGTAGAACAAAAAATTATAGAAGAAAAAAAAGAAGAATCGAAACCAATAGATGACCGTATTAAAACTAAAATAGACCATTTAAAAGAAAAGACAGATAACGTGGATAACCTGGAGACTGGGATGTTACAATTGATTAATGAAATTGAATCAAAGAAGTTAAAACCAAACTCATCCGACCGTACTATTCAAAAACAGAAATATCAGTTAAAAATAAATAATTTATATAGCAAATATAAAGAAAATGTTGCGACTACAATTGATTTATATGATTTTTTATTAAAAGATTTAATAGACGAAGGAAAACCTATTAATGTTAATATTATAGATGGGTTAATTACTAACAAAATTTTAATAGGTGGGACACGGAGTTCATCATCAGTAAAAAAACCAGTAGTAAAAAAAGCAGCAGTAGCAACCGCTCTACGAAAAGTAGCAGCAGCAGCCACTCCACGAAAAGCAGCAGCAGCAGCAGCAACAACCACGCAAAAAAATATAAATACAAAAAATACGGCCCTAATTTTATCACCTTCACCTTCACCTAGAAGATCTGTCAGGATAAAGACAAAGAAAAACCAGAGGCATCTTATAAATTTATCTAAAACAACGAAAAATATAAATAAAGGAGAAGTGGAAAATGATGATGATGATGATGATGATGATGATGATAATGATGATGATGATAATAATGATGATAATGATGATGAGGAAGATAAAGAGGAAGAAGCAGTAAAAATAGTAGTAGCAAAAGCAGCAGTAGCACCAGCACCAGTAGCAACACCAGTAGCAGTAGCAACAAAAACATCAACAGTAGCACCAGTAGTAGCACCAGTAGTAGCATCAACACCAGTAGCATCAATAACAAATTTATTCAATCAAGCTGTCACTGTTAATATAAAAAAACAAATAACATATATACAATCTTGTTTTTTTCTTTTAATTAAACTTAAAAATGAAAGTTTAAATGCAAAGTATCCTCCTTATATAACTACTGAAATAGATACAAATTTAAGACAAATATTAGATCTTTTAAAAAAAATATTACCCATTTATATTGAAATTAAAAAATATGATTTAATGACAACTAAAATTTTTTATACAGTACTAGAGATTGCATCTAATAAAAAGTTATATGACATAGAAGTAACTAAATTTAATATAGATTTAAATGAATATAAATTATTAAATAATCAAAAACTTATAGATTTTATACCTGGTAATGAAAATATAGATACTGCAGTTATACAACAATTAATTGTGTTACTTAACAAGATAAATACCCCTTCAAATGAGTATTTAACTCAAATAATTAAAATACAAGAAGATAAATTAAACATAAAATATGCAAAAGATGATGCTTTAAAAGAACTGAGAAAAAAATATACTGATATTAAAAATACATTAGATGAAGAAATAACCGAAGAAAACGAAAAAATAAGTAATGATATTTCTAAACCTGATAATTCTAATGAATCACCTACTACACGTAGTCAAAGTAAAACTTACCAACAAAAACAAGAAGATCTGGTTGATTTACAAATTAAAAATGAAGAATACAAACAAAAACATCAAAACACGCGTAGAACAAATGTTAAACTTATTAAAGGAGGTGCATCAGGAAGAGTTGTAGGTAATTTAACAACACGTCTTCACCAATATTTTAATTATTATATGGATTGGCAAAATAAAATTGGTAGTACAAGCAGTGCATTTGTTCCTTCTAAAAATATACCTACTGAAATCAAAGTATTAGATAAAGAAAATGAAAGTGCCGATAAACATAATTTTTTTAGTTCTATATTTACCGCAATTCAAACATATAATTCTAACCCTAAAAATAGTGCACAATTAATAAAAGATAAAGATAAAGATTTAACAAATTTTAATACATTTTTAAAAAAAATATCTGATTCAATGAGTAACACTTCTATATCAGACGGGCAAACACTAGACGATATTTATTTAACAAAACTTAAATCTAAAGTTCAAACTCTTATGAGTAAATATAATGAAACTGATTTTAGAAATATGTTAACAACTGGTACTCCTTTACAACAAGCATTAATACAAAAATATTTACCTTATAAATTAAAAGATACTTTTAGTAGGACTGATGATAATATTTTTACAACAAATAGTGATTTTAATAATGAGTTTATTCAAGGTAAATATAATATTGATGAAATTTCAAGCGAGCCTTTAATTAAACTTATTAAGATATTATTTAATATTAATTTAATTATTATAGATAATACTACATTTCAAATAAATACTTGTAAAAATTTAGATGATAAAACAAAGTTTTATATTTTTTTATTAAAAAATAAAGAAGATTATTATTTAATTACTTATAAAGATATATCTATATATTCTGAAAGTAATTTTAACATAAATGTAAGTGATTTATTAGAATTAGGGGTAACAAGTCCTCCTTTATTTATATATTTATATATAACTAATTATTGTCCAAGTGCATACTTAACAATGTTTAAAACTTTATACGAAGCATTTTTACAAGGAACTAATATTCAACGTGAAATAAAAAGTTATAAATTAAATATTACAAATGGTATTACAACTATAAATAAAAATGAATTTACTAGTAATACAACTAGTTCTTTATCAAGCACAAACTTATCCATTACAAAGTCTACCTATTGTTATTATATTACAATCACTTTAGATTTATATGAAGGGAAATTACCATTTATGCAAAAACAAACTATGGGTTGTGAAATTAAAAGACAAAATATTATTACCGATTTTACAGAATTAACCGGTATTAAATTACTACCATCTATTGCTGAAAATAAATATTTATCTTTATTACCCCAAGATGCTGCAAAACCTAGTTGGCTTACTTCTATCACTGGGTTTTTAAACAAAACTGGACTAGGACCAAGACTAGGACTAGGACTAGGACCAAGTGCTGATGCTACTAATGCTAATCCTAATAAAGGAAAAACTACATCAACAAGTGCTGCTGCTTTAAATAACCCAAAACATGGAGGAACTAGAAGAAAAATTATGTTAACTTATAAAAGGCAACATAATATTAAGAATATAAGGAATGTAAGGAATGTAAAAGAAATCAAAGCAAGACTTAGTCGCAAATTACATAATATTACGCACAAATTGTTCAAAATTTAATTTAATTGGTATTAATTATTGGTATATGATTCTTGCTCTTGCTCTTGCCCTTGCCCTTGCAATATCTTAGCATTCTTTTGTGATTGTTTTTCTTTCTTTGCTTTTTCTAAAACTTGGATCGCTGAATTGAGTTCTTCTTCTGAAATTAATCCATCTCCGCTTGTATCCGCTGCTTTTGCCAATTTATCTAATACGCGGTGTTGTTGTGGAACCATACAATATGGACTTTCTTCATTAAATATATGATCTGATAAAATAACAAATACTGCTGTTAATAATAATGCCGTAACTATGTCACGAGTACCCATCCATGCCATTGCAAATACTAAAATTTGTTTACTTAAAGACATTTTCAAATATTCTTCGGTTGATTTACTAAATTGTATAGATATGAATTTAGATCCAACATTTAGTAATATCATAATTACACCTGCAAAAAATTTACTATTATTCAAATATTGCAAATGATTATTAGCATAAGACAAAATATTTAATGGATGAAATGAATTAATTGATTTATTAATTTGATTATTTATTTCTTTTGTTTTTGTTTTTGCTTTAGTTTTTGCCATTTAATATACTATTATAAAATAATATACGCACGATATATTATCTTATACTAAGCTCGTTACACTAAGCCGTTTTTTCTCATATGTTTTGTTGCCATACCTGTATACTTTTCATATAAGTCTGTATAAAATTTACGATTATTTCTATAAAAAGGACGTATTCTACCTGCAACTAATGGTGGCAAAACTAAATGATTTACAAAGTGATTGATATATGGTTCTCTTATCATTTCTTCTTCTTGAATACATATAAAGAGAGAAGCTAATGCTAGAATTATTATTAATAAATACATTTTTGTAATCATTATTTATATTATATTATATTATGATAAAAATGCAAATCCTAAACCATTTGAACTATTAGGACTAGGTTCTTGAAAATTATTTGTTGAAACACCGTGTCCTCTTCCTTGATATAATTGCGAAGTTACTGAGGTTCTAGGTCTTAATCTTTCTTCTGTTGCAATTCTATCTGTAGTGCCACTATGTTTTTTATTTTCTGTAAATCCTTCTTTTTTAGCTGCTGGTGCTGTTAATTTTGGCATTTGTTCAGTTATTGTTTTTATTTGTTCTGCTAATGCTGCTTGTAATTGTTTTGTTCCAGATCCTGGTTCTGGTTTTTTTTCTTCTTTTGCAGTTGCTACTGTAGCTTTAACTGCATCTTTTTTTGCAGCAGTTGCTGTTGCATTAGTTGCAGTAGTAGGAGTAGCAGTAGCAGTAGCTGGAGCAGTAGCTGGAGTAGCACTAGTAGAATCAGTCATTCCTTCCATATAGTTCATATAATTAGCATCTGGATACATAAATATTGCTACAACCACTAATCCTAAACCAAGCATAATATTATATTTTGCCAAAAGCACTATAGTAAATACTACTACTGTTCTTCCTAAAATACTATTATACATTTCAGGACTAAATAAAACATATATAGTAAGAAAAATCATTATGAAAAATAAAATTTGCCACTGATTTTGTTTCATCATCATATAAATAAAGTATATATTTTATTTCAGTATGTATTTCAAATTATTATCTTATTTTTTATTAAGAATGTCTTTAGCAATGTATGCCGCTCCATTTGATAATGACATAAACCAGATAAATACGAATAGTTCAAATAATGACAACTTACAAGGCAGAAAAAAGGTTGTTAATAATAAAACTATTAAAAAGTATCCTAAAGACAATGAGAAAGTAAATTCTGTCTTGCAATCTATACAAAATCTACCTTCTTCTTCCTCTTCTTCTTCCTCTTATTCTTCTCAAGATGATGGAAATTTTTTAGGAGATTTTACTCCTTTACCTCCTCCTAGTAGTGCTGGTGTTGAAAATACGCGAATTAAAGAACAAACTTTACAAAATAAACAACACCAACAACAGCTGCCTCAGCCACAGCAAGAGCAACAAGATCATCTTAATTATGGTTCTAAAATTAATTCTGGGACTGATTTAGATGATGGTTATCCTACTCATCAAATGTATCAACAACATTCTGCTCAGTCAGCTCAGTCAGCTCGCCAAGCATATCATCAACCAACTCAACAAAGTCATATGATGCCTAATTATGCTGCAATGTATAGTATGAATGGTTCAGGTTACGGATCAAGTCAAAGTAATGGCTCAGTCGATTCACATGACTTATTACTTCAAAAATTAAATTATATGATTAATTTGCTAGAACAATCTCAAGATGAACGCACAAATAATGTTACAGAAGAAATTGTCCTTTATTCCTTTTTAGGAATTTTTATTATTTTTATTGTTGACTCTTTTGTTCGGGTTGGGAAGTATGTACGCTAAATCCACTTTTTCCACCTTTGTAAAGGTGGAGGCAAACGGGTGACTACGTCACCGAATATCTACAATTTAATAGTTTAGTTAATTTATTTTTATAAAGTTGATAAAGATAAATTATTCAGCGACGCAGTCGCTTGTTTTGCTCCACTTTTTATAGGCGCTAGCTAAAAAAAGTGGAAAAAGGTGGAAATGGTGAAAAATTAAATCATGATGAGCGTCTTATTATTATTCACTGGCTGATGTACATAATTATATAAAAAGTAAGCGCTTGGGCTCTCTAAGTAGGTCGGCGTTTTTTTCTTTAAGTTGTTTATTAATATATTATTATGACTGGTGTCTTCAATACTGAGATATTGGAACTGAGAGTTCAATAGTTTGATTTTAAAAATGGCGACTTTAAATCCGTGTGCAAATAATTCAGGATTTTTGCAATTACTTATTGATGCATAGCAATCGAGAACTTTTCTCTCTTTTTTGAAAAATGTACATGTATTTTTAAAGAAATATATTGCTTTAATATCGTGTTCCTTTAAAAGAAAATAAATATAAATATTTTTACTTTGGATAAGATCCATTATTGTTTCAATACTTGGTCCAATTGTTAATTCAAATGTATTTTGTTGTATTTGATCTTTTAAAAAATCTGTAACTATATTAAAATTGGTTTTAGTACATTCTATAAGAGAGACGATTGGTAGCAACTGGATTGGTGGTTGCCATTTTTCCATATCAAATATTGTGGTTTTATAAATAGTTAACGGTATAATACCTGTCAATGTGCCTTCTCTCTTAAAAAGAGATACTTTTATATTTGGATTTTGTTGTCTTTGTTTAAATTCGTGGGTTTGTATCATTTGTGGCGCGATTCCTTTTTTTCTGTAATCCGGATCTACACATAAATAATCTACATAATATACGGAAATAGGAATTCCCTTATTAAAGGATACGGAGAGCGGGCGTGATGTCATTACTGCAATAACTTTACTAGACTCTGTTATTTGCTCTGTTTCTCCTTTACTTAAATCAGTTATCAGTTCTTTATCTCTATAAAAACTGAAGAAATTGGGATCCTTTTGGTCTTTGGGAAAATAAGGTAAGATATTTTCTTTTTTGGGTAAAAATTGATTTTCTGGAAGACGTTTATTTTGTATAAAAAAATATTGTGTGAATTTTGTCAAGAGATTGACATCTTCTTTTGTTAATCGTGTTTTTGTTTCTATATTTTGAAAATTGCAGTATTTATTTGTTTTTGGTAATTCATCTAAAATAATATGAGGACTGCAAAAATGATAATGTAAATCGTATATATGAAATACGGGTTGAATACGCCAAAATTGGTTTTTATATCTGGAATATAAGATGATGGTTATTATGATTGATAGAATTATGAATAGAATATATTTATACATAATTTAACGGCGTCTATTTTTCTTGGACTTTTTCTTTATTGTTTTTCTTATTGTTTTATTTATTTTCTATGACTTCTTCTTCTTATTCTTCTACTTTTTCTTCCTCTTTTACTTCTTTTTCTACTTTTTCTACTTTTCTTTTGACTTCTTCTTTTGCTACTTTTTCTATTTCTTCTTCTTCGTCTTCTTCTAGTTCCTCCTGCTAATCCGCCGGTTAATTTCGTCTCCGTAGCATTTAAACAAGTTTTTGCAAAATTAAAAAGGTTATTTACTTCATCTGGAACAGTTATAGGTTGTTGACTTTTTATTTCTGGAATTGCTCCAGCAGCAGCAGGATATGATATATCTAATTCTACAGAAACTCCATCAACTTTTTCAGTTCCTGTAGTATACGTTTTTCCAATATCTACTAATATACCACAATATGCGGGGAATGCTCCATTAGCAACTGCAACATTAATGATGTCAGTATTTTTAGTATTAACAGTCATCTTTGGAACAGTTTCGGCATTGCCTGGTATTTTACTATATAATAAACCAAAACTTTGTGTAACTAATTGTATTTTACTTGCTAATTTTGTTTCATCAGCAGCTTTATTAATTAATTTTAATTTGTTTATTTCTTCTGGGGTAAAAGATAATGGGACATACTCGGCATCGTTACCAGTGGCATGAGGTGCTTCAACATTTCCTATTGCATCATACGTTACTGGATACATATGACCAAATCTTACATCATTTGCTTTATTGAAATATACAGAGGGTTTAAATTGGGCATCTGTTGCTGGAGCAGTACCAGCATCTTCAGCAGTGTGATTAAATATATCTCTTCGTGTTTTAGCAACACGATCTGACCCTAATAACACATTCAACCCAGTAGCATTAGCAGCACCAAGATAATTATTTATTTGAGTATTAAATGCATCACTATCAGCAGTAGTAACATCTATAGCAAGCAATAATCCAGCCAATTCTGGATCACCAACTCTATATATTTGTGAGAGTGTTGCATCTTTTTTCATAAATATAAAATCTAAATGATTTGTTGCCATCTTATTATATTATGATATATTAATTTGGTTTTGTCAAAATATACAAAGAGTTGTATTCATATCCAGATTTAATTAAATCTATCTTTCCTTGAACAATAAATCCTTTATCCTGCGCCATTCTTAAAATATCTTCTTCTAATTCCATATACATTTTATGTTCTTGTTTTCTAAATACTTTCCCCGTATTTTTATTCTTAAATTTCTCAATAAATTTTGCTTCATTATTACCTTGATTTAATTCAAAATTAGAATCATATTTGAAATCATCAAATGTCACTGCACTTGTTGTAATTCGTTTCTTGGCATATCTTTGTGGAGTTAATAACATTAATGGATTTGCTGGTGGAATAATTGGATCAAACATTTCTCGATCTACTAAATGTACTACTAAATATCCTCCTGGCATCAACCAATTAAAACAATTTTGGAAAAATCGATCCTTATCTTTCATGTAATAAATTGTAAAATATAAACAAAGAATATGTGTGAATGAATTAGCTTGAAATTCATCAGCATTCATTGCATCTCCCAATACGAAATCATATTTTGGATAATTTTCTTTTGCTTGTTTTATCATTGCTGCAGAATTATCTAAACCTGTTGCTTTTAGACCACGCTTAGCTAAAGAAGCAACGTGATGTCCTGTTGCCGATCCAATATCTAAAATAATAGATTCATGTGTAGGATTTGTTTTATTAATAATTTGTCCTATTTCATATTCATTTTTCACATTGCTAAATACTAAATAATCATAAATACTTGAATAAAAATCATCATATACTTCAGGACCTTGTTTAAATGTAAATTCATCTGGTTTTTCTACAAACCCTTCTTTAAAAAATAAAATTGTTTGATTATTATTACCTTTATTTAGTGATTTGAAAAATATTATCAAACATAAAATAATAATAACAAAGAATAAGATTTTGCCTGAAAGAGAGAAATGATCATAAATGTTATTAATATTTTTACTTAAATCTTTACTTATATCTTTACCAATTTTGTTAATTATGTCTGTGAATTGATTCATATATGTATAGTTGTTATTTTTTTTGTATGATTTTTATTATATGGCCGCTACCGATTTTGAAATTAATGATATGCGCGAACAAAAAGATTTCAAAGGTGTTACATTCAGTAAATATAAAAAAACCGATGTGCGAAAAGAATTACTAAATAATTTGATTCATTCTAAAATAGAACCTGCTTGTTATTGGGCTGCTGAATTTATATGCGCTGGACAATTTGGCGATTTATGGGAAGTTATCATTTATTTTTACAGCAAAAATATTCATTTAGGAAATCCTAAAATGGCAATATATTTGGATTTAAGAATTACGGCATTCAAAAAAATAGTTGATCAAGAAATTGGTAAAGATGAATTGCGATTACGAAATAATGAGAAAATTAGGAAACTCTTTTGTGAAATCATTTGTGTTCTTTGTAGTGCTAAACGAAAACATACTTTTGATGAAATCAAAATCAAAAAAGAAGATTATGATTTAACTTTAATGACGGATCGTTTTAAAGCACCGAATGTATCTTATGCTCAGGATGTGATTTTAAAAGATGATCCAAAAGAATTATTTATTGCAGTGAATGAACTCGCTTATAATTTATCCAAAGATGGGAAGAATTCTATTGCTGCTTGTTATTGGATTGAATGGTTAACTGAATTTGAAAATATTTGCAAAGCGAAAAAACAGAAATGTAAATGTGATAGGCGGCCATGGGCTCCTGTAGAAAGTAAATCACAAATGGATCCTGTTTGGTTAATATGGGATACTTTTTTGAAAGAGGCTGCTAAAAAAGAGAATAAACTGATTGAAAAAATAATGAAGAGTTTGCTTACTCTTTTTTCGCTTAAGTATTCCAATTCGTGTTCCCGAAAGAGGAAATTTGTAATGTATTATGCGACGGCTCTTTTGACTGAGCCATTAATTTTAGATGAAGAAATTGTGAAAGATATTGAGAAACCAAAAATTGCACTTATTGTTGGTAAGATTGATAATATTTATAAACAAATAAAACAGAATGAAGTGTCGCCGAAAATGGATTATTTGTTTCAAAATGCGAATAAAAGTAATTTGGATAAGACCATTGATAAATTGGAAAAGATGAATACTTTTGGCGAGAGTTTTGTGCCGCGGCTCTAGATGCTGCAATTCCGCTTGCGGTCGGTAAAGTGGAGCAAAATAGCGACCGCCAGCGCAATGGCTCACTACATCTTTGCAATCAATGTTTTCTTAGCGAGATGCACTTTTATCTTTTCTTTTTCTCTAACAAATGCCTCTGTTTTACTATGCGGACCCATCATTTGTGTTAATACTCTTGTATATCTATCATCATCTTTATCAGAATTAGGGTTTAATACATCATTTTTCCATCGCAGGGTTTCTCCAAATACTCTGTCTTTAACATGATCAATAAATGAA